AAAAGGGATTGCACGATTGTCGTTATATTGATGATAGGTATGAACAACAACATTCTTCCCATCTACTTTTTCATTGCAAATAAAATCTATTCCGCCATCTGGAACATTGTGAAACGTTGCTGAAACCACCAAAACATCAGATGGACTCTCAATACCGCCTTTACCCAAACTTGTATAATAAGCTATGTCTCCAGGAATTAAAACGTCATCAAAAGATGCATAAGAATACAAGTTTGATATAGGCTTTTTTTCTTCATTTTCCATTGGTGAATAGCTGTTATTATCACTATTAAACTCAACAGAATAATAAACTATATTGGCCTTATTTAATTCATTATCATATGTAACATCAACAAAGAATGAATTAGATACATAAGAAGGCGAATCCGAAACATTGCTATTCGAATTGTTACATCCAACAAGCATCACTAATGTTAATAACGTTAAAAATATTTTTTTCATATTCTAAGATTATTATACACCTCTTAATAATTATTAAAACTACTATTTTCTAGTGTCTTAAACCCTAACTTCTCTACCATTATAGAATTTAAACGTTATCGTTTTATCCTTATGGACCACAGCTGATTCCACCATCAATCGCCACGTTGATTCGTTCCACTCAAGCAAATGGTCTGGGTGGTCAATGACATATTTTAGGTAGGTTTCCATTTTAGTTTTCTTCGCGATTCTTAGTTGCTTTTCTTTTTGAAGACTTTCTATTTTAGTTCTGGCCGTTTCATGTCTCGCCTGATATTCGCTATAGGTTTTATCGAAATTGGCATCGTTCTCTTTGCTCTTGGCTTTGCCATCTATTAACTTTACTGCTAATTCATGAACGGTATCTAATTCAACTTGCCATTTGATTAGTTCATCATCAATTTCGCTCGTATCGGTTAATAGTTCAATCAAGTCCTTCAAGTCTTCGATGATGAACTCTTTATCGCCCATAACTATGTTATAGGCCTTAACAAATTTATCTTTGATATCGTTTTCGTATAAATGTGGAGTTTGACACTTATACTTTTTGGTGCTCTTATCAAATTTCCTGTTGCATTGATAAATGAAAGATTGATACTTGCTACCAGAATGCCATACTTTTCTGCCATAGAATCCACCACAGTCTTCACATATTAATTTAGCGGCAAATATATCACTGGTGGAATAAGCAGCACCTATCTTATTTCTTCTTTCAATCTCCAGCTGAACTAATTCCCACATCTCTTTTTCAATGATGTAGGGATGAGAGTTTTCTACGTAGTATTGCGGTAGAACTCCATTATTCTTTATTGTTTTATGTTCTAGGAAATTTTCAACATAGCCTTTTTGAAGAAGGGCATCACCTTTATATTTTTCATTGGTTAGTATCGACATTAATCCAACTTTGCTCCAGGAATCTTTCTGCCTAGCAGTTTTAATTCCCCTTCTTTTAAGCTCTTTAGCAATGCCACCTGGAGTCATACCTTCTACTAGGAACATCCTATAGATTTCTCTAACTGTTGCAGCTTCATTTTCATCGATTGCTATTTTGCCATCTTCTCCCTTTTTATATCCTAAAAAAGAACCATAGGGGATAGAGAATTTACCGTTTTGATAGCCCCATCTTTTGCCCATCTTGACGTTATCAGAAATCGATCTTGATTCTTCTTGGGCCAAAGATGCCATAATGGTAAGAATGAATTCGCCCTTGCTATCAAATGTTGATATATTCTCTTTTTCAAAATAAACTTCAATGCCTAATGATTGGAGCAATCTTACAGTATTAAGTGTGTCCACCGTATTTCTTCCGAAACGCGATATTGATTTATTAATCAACAAGTCAAATTTACCGGCTTTGGCATCTTCTATCATCTGTTTGAATTGGTCTCTTTTCTTAATGCTTGTACCACTAATACCTTCATCAGCATAGATTCTAATAAACTCCCAATCAGGGTTGTTGTTTATCATCTTTGTATAGACTCTTTGTTGAGCCTCGAAGGAGTTCTCTTGGTCTTCCTTATCAGTCGATACCCTTGCATACGCGCATACCCTTCTTTTTTTCTTAATAGAAAGAGGTGCTTTCGTTAAGGCATCAATTGTTGATGGAATAACTGTTACTCTTGGCATGTCTTTTCTCCTTTCTTACTAGCTTTAGCACCATCAATGCGTGCTTTAGCTTTCATTTCTTCTGTCCATGATTCACTTCTTGAGCGATAAGCCCATGTTTTATTTACTTCTGAACCATCCCTTAATTTGAATACCAGAACGTTATCATCGTGAACCACTATTTCGATGAGTTTATCTTTGATAACTTCCCTAGTTAGCTGAGTAAGACTAAGAACCTCTTTAGTTACTTCAATAAGTGGTTCTTCCCTAACTTGCTTACTAGCGCAGTATTCCTTTCCTTTCTGTGAGAAGGTTGGACAGATGTAATAGGAACCATATTTATTCACTTTTTTGGTATAGTGCTTACCACAGTGCGAGCAAGTTAACATCCCAGCGAATAACGAAGGTTTCTTTTTTGAAGTATGTTTAATAAGGGAGTCTCTTCTTTTTATTTCTTCCTGAACTTTGTTCCAAATCTCTAAAGGAATAATCGACTCATGGGTATCTTCTACGTGGTATTTATTGAGTTCTCCCTTATTAACCATTCTTTTCTTTTCGACGTTATTGTTTTTATAAGTGGTTTGCAAAAGAAGATTGCCAGTATATGTATAGCAAGTAAGGATTCTTCTAATGGAATTGATGTTCCAATGTTCAGCATTTCTTTTAGAAACAGCACCTCTTTTATCCAGCTCTTTTGCAATAGCCGGTAAGCCAAGCCCATCCAAATAAAGGGAATATATCTTTTTAACAATTTCTGCCTCATCAGGGATGATTTCAAAGCTTCCATTAATAAACTTGTAACCAGTGATGCTTTGGTTCCAGGCATAGCCATTTTCAAAGCCTTTTCTGATTCTCCACTTTAAGTTATCTGATGCACTTCTGCTCTCTTCTTGAGCGAAGTCAGCAAGTAAAGTCAAAACAAACTCACCTTGGCTTGATAAAAGGTTGAGGTTTTGAGCTTCAAAATAAATATCGACATTAAGGGACTTTAGTTCTCTAGTAACATTAAGTAGGTCTAAGGTGTTTCTGGCAAATCTAGAGATGGACTTAGTGATTATTAAATCAATGTTCCCTTTACGGCATTCATCAAGCATCTTCTGAAATTCTTCTCTACTGCTTTTTGTGCCAGTAACAGCGTAATCAGCATAAACACCCACATAGTTCCATTTATTGTTTTTAAGGATAAAGGATTTATAGTGATCCACTTGATTGTTTAAAGAATTGAGCATCGCTTCTTTAGGAGTCGACACTCTAGCGTATGCGCAGACATTTAATAATCTAGGTAATTTCTTATAGGGATTAATAGTCCTAATTTGCATAGCAAATTCCTTTACTTTCTTCACATATATTAATCACTCTTTCAGGGGTACATATCAAGTTATTAAGACGGTATAAATTGTCTTTATTAATACAATATTTTTTAGCCAAAAAAGACTCGGATTTCTTATAGTCCTTTTCATCTATAATTCCTTGTTTAAATAGGCTTAGCACCATCATCATTGATGCTTGGTATTTTTCTAAGTTAACTCTATCCATTTTTATTCCCCCACTTTCTTGATTCATTCTGTTGAAAGCAAGTCCTGGAGCAGAATTTTCTTTTACCGCCATAAGAGATGAATACCTTGTGACATTCCTCACACTCGCATTGGTAGGTAGATTTCCTACCAGCGATTTTGCGATGTTTATTCCAGTAGTCGCGATGGCACTTCAATGAGCAAAAACGCTTAATTCTCCCATCAGAAAATTGACTGATAGCAGCACCACAATTCTTACAATGATGTACTATTTCTAATTCTGATTTTGGATGTCTTAGTAAAAACGATTTAACACTTGAAGGAGACAAAGATAAAGCTGTCGCTATGGCGTAGTAGCCTTTTCCTTCTTCTTTGAGTTCGTAGATTTTTTTCATTTCATTTTCCGTCATAGAGCTCCACTCCTTTCGCTAATCCATATGGGACCAACGAGATGAGCAGTCGCACCGATAAAGGAAACTTTTCAACTTTGGTCACCTAATGCTCTAGGGACAAGTGAGAAGAAAAAAGACGGCGTCCAAAATAAAAAAATCCCCAAATGAATGGGGAGAAGAAGACATTTAATACAGTTAAGCTTCTGGAAATTTAAACGGATTAGCTTTCATATCCTTTAGCATCATCTTAGAGAGTTTAAATTGTCTCCATGCACTTCTTCTAAGACACTTCATCGACCAATCATAGTATTGATCACCTAAGTAGGCAAAAATACCACTAGCCTTCCAAAGCCCAAAGCCATTCGAATGATAGAAAAATTTATTCCACCATTCTTCCGCGGTTTTCTCATCTTGCTCATACAAAAGGTAGTATAAACCGTAACTGAATTCGCCAAGAGGTACGCCGCCTTCTGCTCTAGCTCTTAAAAACTCAATTTCATCAGGTGTTAATTGCTCGGTTGTTTTGAGCATTTTCTCTTCAATTCGCCACGATTCTTTGAGATCGGATTCAAGACGATTTAAATCTTTGTTTTTTAACTTTTTCATAATAAGTCCTCCTACTATATATAAGGAGATACTTAGTATCTCCGTAGGCGACTTTTTCGATTTTTTTCCAAACAAATTTTATTAATATTTTTTAACTCTTTGAGTTATTTGATATTAAATATTTTTCATATTTCGATAAATTTCTGATTTTATAAACTTTTCTCTTATTTTCTTAAATTGTTTAAAAATACTTGTTTTGGAAACATTTTCTCTTCTTGCGATTTCACTCAATTTTAAAGATGGCTCATCGTATTTCATCTGAAGTCGTTGCTTTTCTTTTTCAGTCAAATTATTTATAAAAGCATCAGCATTATCTTGTTCATCTTGAAGGTTAATGATGTGAGGAGGAGTATTTTGGTCCCAAACTATCGCACCTTCAAATAACGAACTATCTACATTAAAGGCTTGATGATAACGTTCCTTTTTATCCTTGGCCCACATCTCTCTAACATTTTCGACTAATACAACAAACCATTCTTCTTTAATATCACTCGGATAAAAGACAGATTTGGTTCCATCATCGAATCTCCATTCGACACCTATTACTTCTTCGCTCTTAGGGTTTTTTAACAATTTAATTCCGCCATAAAAATCATACATATATTCATATAAACTTATTTCACAGAAATAATGAAGAAAAAATCCTTAGCCATAATGCAAGGAGAAATGCAGCTAAGGATTTAGTGAGGGTGTATAGAAAGGAGGTTCCTAATATTTTCTTTTACCAATCGTAATCGTCTTCATCGTCGTCATCGAAAGCACTGCGGTCGTAGTTATAGACGTATTCGCCTTGGTCCCAACTATAACCACTTTCGTCTATCCATTCGTAATCACCAGAGTCATAATTCATGCACCACTTTGGTCCCATAATTATTTCTCCTTTTTAGGGGTGCCTTTAACCATTTCAAGCATTTGCTTCTTAAGAAGCTTTCGTTCTTTATGATCCCTCATACAATTAGATTTAGTAGCACAGAAGTCAGCCATTTCACAGGTTTCGCAAAGTATACCATCGATTGTTTGCATTATTAAATCATCATCAGATGGCAAATCATATTTGCTTATTATCTCTACGTCTTCTGGATTCCTTAAACCAT